AGTGATGACGCGTTGGTCTTCTATTGACCTAACCGCTAAATTGCTAGAAGCGCAGAAAGAACCTTTGGCTGACCAATGGGAAGTAATAGAGTTTCCTGCTATTTTCCCCGATACCGAAAAGCCTCTTTGGCCCGAGTATTGGGCTTTGGATGAATTGCAGAAAGTAAAAGCGTCTTTGCCTGGAATGAAGTGGAATGCTCAATGGATGCAAACGCCGACTGCTGAAGAGGGTTCGATTATCAAACGCGACTGGTGGCAAAGATGGAAGCATGATTCTTTGCCCTCTGTTCAATATATTATGCAGTCTTACGATACGGCGTTTTCTAAAAAAGAAACGGCTGACTTCTCAGCCATCTCAACTTGGGGTGTATTTAGACCCAGCGAAGATTCGCCCGATTGCGTCATGTTATTGGATTGTCAAAAAGGCAGGTGGGACTTTCCAGAACTCAAAGAAATAGCGATGCGCGAGTATCAATACTGGGAAACCGATATGGTGTTGATTGAAGCCAAGGCAAGTGGTACGCCACTCACCCATGAACTTAGAAGAATGGGCATACCTGTGGTAAATTATTCGCCGACTAGAGGCCATGATAAAACAACCAGAATGCACTCGGTTGCTCCCATCTTTGAATCTGGTATGGTGTATGCCCCGAACATGGCATTTGCCGAAGATATGATTGAAGAATGTGCATCATTTCCGTTTGGAGCTCACGATGATTTATGTGATACTATGACTCAAGCGTTGATGCGATTCCGCGAAGGCGGTTTTGTAAACTTAGATAGTGATTACGAGGACGAAGAACGCGAACCTAGACAGAGAGTTTATTACTGATGGCAATAGAAAGACAAACACCTGATCCTGCTCAAGAAGTAGAAGACATGCAAGATATGACAACTGAACGGTCAACCGAAGATATTGATAATGAAATTATTGAAATCTTAGAAGGTTTGGACGAAGAAGGGGTTCAGTATCAAGACGATGGCTCAGTTATTTTGGGCGAGATGGAAGAAGAAATGGGCGACGTTGGTTTTAGCGAAAACTTAGCAGAAGTTGTTTCTCAGTCTGAGCTTAGTAAAATTTATATTGAACTAACAGCTGCAATAGAAAACGATAAAGCGGCTAGAAAAGATTGGGAAAAAACTTATACCGATGGGCTTAAGTATCTAGGTATGAAGTTTGACGATGGCAGGTCTGAACCTTTTGAGGGTGCAAGTGGCGTTATTCATCCGTTGCTTGGCGAAAGTGTGACTCAATTCCAAGCGCAAGCTTACAAAGAATTACTGCCCGCTCAAGGCCCAGTTAAAACTCAAGTGGTTGGCGAATACAGTTCAGCTGTAGAAGAGCAAGCGCAACGAGTTAAAGAGTTTATGAATTATCAAATCATTCATGTGATGGAAGAGTACGACGAAGACTTGGATCAAATGCTTTTCTATCTTCCGTTAGCAGGTTCTGCATTTAAAAAAGTTTACTACGATGAAAATTTACAACGACCTGTTTCAAAATTTGTTGCACCTGAAGATTTAATTGTTCCTTACTATACAACCGATTTAGAATCTTGCCCAAGAATTACTCACGTAATTAAGATGCCAGAAAATGAAGTTAAAAAACTTCAAGCTATTGGTTTTTATAGAGATGTTAGAGTTGCTGATGGCAGCGATTTATCTAACGCATCTGGAGTTAAGGAAGAAATAGAAAGACTGGATGGTATGGAACCCTCTTACGATACTGGTGAAGTTTCTAATCTTTACGAAGTTCATTGTAATTTAGACCTAGAAGGTTTTGAAGATGTGAATGCAGAGGGTGAATATACAGAAGTTAAGTTGCCTTATATCGTAACGATTGACAGCAACAGCGAAAACATTTTAGCGATTCGTAGAAACTTTGAAGAAGACGACCCGATGAAAGACAAAATTGAATATTTTGTTCACTTTAAATTTTTGCCTGGTTTAGGTTTTTACGGATTTGGTTTAACTCATATGATTGGTGGTTTATCCAAAGCCTCAACGTCAATTGTTAGACAATTGATTGATGCTGGGACTTTGGCTAATTTGCCAGCTGGTTTCAAAACCAGAGGGATTAGAATTAGAGATGAAGATTCTCCTATTCAGCCAGGTGAGTTTAGAGATGTAGATGCACCCGCAGGATCTTTACGAGATGCGATTCAACCTTTGCCATTTAAAGAACCAAGCCAAACTTTGCTATCCTTGTTAGGTCTATTGGTTCAAAGCGGTCAAAGATTTGCTTCTATTGCAGAAATAAATGTAGGTGAGGGTAACTCGCAAGCACCTGTAGGAACTACCGTTGCCTTGTTAGAAAAATCAACCAAGGTTTTATCGGCTATTCATAAGCGATTGCATTCAGGTCAAAAGAAAGAGTTTAATTTATTAGCAAATATTTTTGCTAAAAGTTTGCCAGAATCTTATCCATACGCTGTAGCAGGCGGACAGATGGAAATCAAGCAAGCTGACTTTGATGATAGGGTAGATGTATTTCCTGTCTCTAATCCAGATATATTTTCTACCAGCCAAAGAATTATAATGGCTCAAGAAATGATGCAATTGGTTCAATCGAATCCGCAGATTCATGGTCCAAATGGCATGTATGAAGCTTATCGCAGAATGTATGCTGCGTTAGGAACTGACAATATTGATGCGTTATTAATTCCACCCCCAGACACCCAACCTAAACCGATTGAGTCTGGAATGGAAAACAGCACCTTATTAATGGGTGGAACAGCGCAAGCATTTATTCAGCAAAACCATGATGCTCATATTGCATCTCACGTTAACTTGTTAAACATGCAACCTGTTCAAATGAACGCGCAGGTTCAAGCAAACATACATTCGCATATCATGCAGCATCTACAAATGAAGGCTGATATGATTGCTCAACAGCAGATGCCGCCCGAGGCCATGCAGCAATACCAACAATTGCAGCAACAAGCCCAACAATCCACACCTGTTGACGCGGCGGCGCTCAATCAACAAGCCAATGAAATACTGGCTCAGTTCAGCTCGCCAATAATGACAGATTTAATGGCTCAGTTTGCTCAACAAGTTGCAACACCTCCGCAAGAAGATCCGTTGGTCGCAATTAGAAAACAAGAGCTAGCTCTTAAAGGTCAAGAGTTGCAACAAGACAAAGAACAATTTGCTATTAAAGAACAAATGCGAGCAGATGAAAAAGCTAGACAAGATCAAATAGATCGAGAAAGGATTGACGCTCAGCGAGATATTGCTAGAATGAAGGACGAAACGACTCAAGATAGACTTGACCAACAAAAAGAATTAAAATTGATTGATATCGGTCTAAAAGAGTTCGATCAATTTAGGTAAACAAATGGCTAAAAATATAAAAGTAGACAAAAACAAACTCTCATACAGCAACAAAGGAACTGTCCCTTCTAAAAATAACGAAGGCACTTTTTCTGCGGACGCTTCGCCAAAGCCAGGAATGGGCAAAGGCAAAGCTAGAGGTATGGGTGCTGCTGAGTTCGGCGGTAAGTTTTCTGGCATTTATTAATGTCAACAATTTGGGTAGCTGACCAATTAAAAAAAAGGCTAAAGGAGAAGAAAGAGGACACCCAGAGCCAACTGCTCAATGGTGTTAAATCTTTCGACGACTATCAATATCTACGCGGGCGTTACAATTCCCTCGTCGACGTAGAACAAGAACTTAGGGAATTGCTAGAGAGGATAGAAGAAAATGACGAAGAACAAAGTATTGGTACCTGACCATATTGCAGCTGAATTAGAAAACGAAAAAACAGCAGAAACAACAACAGAAGAAACAAAGTCTGAAGTTGACAAAGCTTTTGTCAGCGCAGAAGATCGAGTTTTAGATCCAACCTTGGTTGACAAAACCTTAATAGAAAGAATGCCTAGCCCTACTGGGTGGAGAATGTTAATTCTTCCATACAGAGGTAGAGGTGTATCTAAAGGTGGAATTGTATTAACTAAAGAATCAGTTGACAGAGAAGCCTTGGCCTCAGTAGTTGCGTATGTAATTAAGATGGGTCCACTCTGCTATAAAGACAAAGACAAATTTGGAGACACACCTTGGTGTGAAGAGAAGCAATGGGTGCTAATTGGTCGGTATGCTGGAGCTCGCTTTAAGTTAGGCGATGATGCAGAATGCCGTATTATTAACGACGACGAAGTTATCGCGACCATTCAAGATCCCGATGATATCGTCACGCTGTAAACGTGAGGAGGACTCATGCTAGAAGAAGAAAATAATCAAGCTCCAGAACAAGAGGTTGATGAAGGCGAGGTTGTAGAACTTGATGTTCCAGAAGAAGATCAAGAAGCGCAAGCTGCTGTAGAAGATGTTTCTGAAGAAGAAACAAAACAAGACGAAGAGCAAGACGAACTAGAGAACTATTCAAAAAATGTTCAAAAGCGTATTGCTAATTTAACTAAAAAAATGCGTGAGCAAGAGCGTGCCGCTCAATCTGCTTACGAGTATGCAAAAAGCTTACAAGAAGAGAATCAAAATCTAAAAACCAGCACATCTCAGCTTAATCAAAGCTATTATGGTGAAGCTGAGAATAGATTGAAGTCTCAAAGAGCTCAAGCTAATGCTGTTTTAAAAGGAGCTTATCAAGAACAAGACTGGGACAAGGTGACAAAAGCCCAAGAAATTCTTGACAAGATTACCGTTGAAGAAAGCAAGTTAGCTAACAACAAAATGCAAATTGAAAGAGAGCCTCAATATCAAGAGGTTCCAAATCAACCAGCATTTCAAGAACAAGTTCAAGCTCCGACTCCGCAAGCAGACCCTGAAGCAGAGAGTTGGGCAGAAAAAAACGAGTGGTTTGGTCAAGACGAAATAATGACTATGGCCGCTTTTAACATTCATCAAAAATTAATTGAGGAAGAAGGGTTTGATCCTAGCGACTCAATGTACTATGATGAGATAGATAAACGTATGAGAGCTGAGTTCCCGCACAAATTTAGTGTTGGCGGAGAAGCAAAACCTAAAGCAAAGATGCAACAAACTGTTGCTCCAGCTGGAAGGTCAGAAAGCTCTGGTAAAAAACGTCAAGTTAGACTGAGCAAAAGCGAAGTCGAAATGGCTAGACGTTTGAATGTACCAGTTCAAGAATACGCTAAGCATATTAAAAGGTAATAAATATGGCTGATAAAAAAGAAACAAATAACAGAACTCCTCGTTCTGCTGATACTCGAGCTACTATGAACGCTCGCAAACCTTGGCGTCCCCCATCTATGTTGGAGACACCACCTGCACCTGAAGGTTATACCTACAGGTGGATAAGAGCCGAAATTGTCGGTCAAGAAGATAAAAAGAATGTAATG